ATAGATGATAACAATGCTATAAATGAGAGTTAGTAAGAGTATTAATTAATTTAGAACCGTCCAACCTTTAGGTTGTGACGAGTATTCAGAGATTTAATCAATTAAAAATTAGATATTTTGAACAGAATATATCTGAAACAGAAGAAATTGAGTTGAATAAGCTACAAAACTGGCTTAAAATACATAATAACTAGTAACAAAAATAAAATATAACTAAGTAAATTAAAATTAGGAGGAGATTAAAATGATTGAAAAATTAACTAAAACAAATGAAGAAAGGTATGGTATAAAGTAATGAGTAAAGATAAGGGTAGAGAATTTAATGGAGATAGAAAAGAATTTCACTTATATTTTGGACAAGAAGCCGAATTAGGAAGGCGTTATAATGTTTGGAGTGGTGAGAGGTATACTAACCCGTACATATATGAAAATGATCAAGAAATGGCTGAGAGACATAAAAGGTTTGAAGAATTAGAACAATTAGATAAAGAAATGAAAAAGAGGCAACTAGAACATAAATTAAAGAATGAGGGCTTAGATACAGTACTGAATGACATATTTGAAGAGTAAGTAATACATATAGTGCATATTATAGATTTAAAGGTACATATTAGGCTCGTAGCGACGTTTTAGGACAAGCAAGGTATAAATTATTGTCTTGAAATAGAACATCTATATGGGGCGAATAAGTGGGTTAGAATTGAATAGAGATAAAATATAATTAAGTTTAATAAAATAAAACGTAGATTTTAACTAGAAAAGGAGAAATAATATATAAATGAAAATAGGGAATTTAGAAGTATATGGTATTATATACAAAATAACAAATATAGTCAATGATAAAGTTTATATTGGACAGACTACAAATGAAAAAGGATTTAAAGGTAGATATAATTATGCCTCATGTGATAGTTTAATTGGAAAAGTTTATTATACATATTTACCAAAAGAAAAATATAAAGAAAAGTCAATATATAATAAACATTTATTATATTCTATCAGAAAATATGGATTTGATGCATTTAAAGTAATAGAAATATTTGATATTGCTTTTTCTAAGAAAGAATTAGATATAAAAGAAGACATTTGGATTGATTATTTTGATTGCATTAATAATGGTTATAACAATATGGGAGGAGGTTCAAATGGAAAATTATCTAAGAAAAGTAGATTAAAATTAAGTAAAACTTGGAAAGAAAAATATAAAAATGGATATATACCTCACAACTTAGGCAATAAACATACTGATGATTGGAAAGAAAAGATGAGTAAAGTACATAGTGGTGAAAATAATGCAATGTTTGGAATTTCTCCACAAGAAAGAATGGATGAAAATACTTTTAATAAATGGAGAAATAATATATCAAAATCCGTAACTAGAGGTAAAAATCCATTTGCTTCAAAAGTAGTTTGTTTAGAAACTAAAAAAGTATATGAGTGTGTAAAAGACGCAGAAGAAGAAAATAATATTACTGGAATTTCTGCTGTATGTAGAAAAATAAGATATAGTTGTGGTGGAATGCATTGGGCTTATTATGAAGAGTATTTGAATATGACAAAAGAAGACATAGAGCAAATATATATAAAAGAAAAAGAAAGTAAAATTAGTAAGAACACTAAGTCTTTAATCTGCACAACTACCAACAAATTATTTAAATCAATAAAAGAGGCAAGAGCTTTTTATAATTGTGATAGTCATATATGTGATTGTTGTAATAATAAAAGAAAATATTGTGGTAGGTTAGAGGATGGAACAAAACTTGAGTGGAAGTACATATCAGATTTAACTCCAGAAGAATACATAAAATATGATATAGAAAATAAATTAAATGAATTACATAATCACAAATTAGTACAAGCCAGTTAATATATAAACAAAATATAAAATAAAAAATTTAAATAAGAGGAGAGTGACAGAATGTCTAAGCAATTGTATAGTCCAAGATTTATATTAAAAATTCAATCATCTAGATTAAAAGAAAATGATTGGTCATTGGATATAAATTTACAGGAAGCAAGAGACAAAGAAGAATTAATTCAATTGGGAGATAGTCAAATATTAAGGTTTATAAGAGAATTAACTAATATGAATTATTCAGAAAAAGAAATAGAAGAAGTTAAAGAAAAAATAAATGAACTAAAAAAAGAAAAGTCATGCAAAGCCAATAAAGAAAAAATAAAAGAACTATATAAAGATTTAGATGAAATGTTATACATAAAAGACTATGTGTCTATAGTATTTGATAAAAAAGGTGATTTCGATAGAGCAACTAATAAAAATGGATTTAAAATAAATAATAAAAAATTCAAAAGAATAGTTGGAACTACAGGGGGAGTAAAAAACAACACAGTTAATTTTTGTAGCGAAGAAATATACGAACAATTAAATGAAAAAATGGATTGTGGAAGAAATAAAGAAATACCTATAGTTCCTGCAAAGTTAGAAGCATATAGAGCATTAAGTGCCAGTGTTTCAACACCAGTAACACAAACTAGAAGGATTTTAGTTATAAAAGATGGAGTAACAAATATAAAAGATAAAGTAATTAAAGTTAGTGATAATGGTGATGATTATAAAGTTGAATATGGAATAGATTATGAATCTGAAAAAGAATTTTGTGATGGTTGTGGGATGATTAGACCAACATTATCTGAGCAATGGGCAATAGATTTAGGTTTATATCACGAAGATGAACAAGGATATAAGGTTGCTAATTATATACCAAGTGGATTTAATACAAGATATGCCTTTGAAAAAGGAATGCTTTGTACATATGACTTTGAAATGTTTGGGGAAGAAATAGCTAAAAATTATATGGTTAAAGATGCATGGGGCAATGAACAGGATATAAGAAAGATAGATATTATATTTACTACAAATATGCTAAAACTTTGGAATGCTTATGATAGCATAGAAGATTATCTAGATAATTGTGAAAAATATGGATATTTACTAAGTGTGACAAAAGTAACTCCTAAAAAGTTAGAATTAAAAAGAAATATGAATTATCAATACTTACAAAGTTATGAGTTTTCAGATGAAGATATAAAAGAATTATGTTCAGAAACAGTAAATAATATAAATGATGTATTAGGATTAGACATAGCAAAAACAGTATTGTTTTCAAAAGGAATAGATATAACAAAAGATAATGTATCTAATGGGGGATATGATTTCATAAAAGCATTAACTATAAGTGATAAGGTATTAGAAGATTCATATGTTAAAAATAAAATATATAATATGATAAAAAAAAGAATACGAGAAGCTAAAAAAGGAGTTATACAAGTAGATGGTTGTTATTCAATAATCTGTGGAGACTTATATGCTTTATGTCAATATATGTTTGGTTTAGAAGTGACAGGATTATTAAATAAAGGAGAATTCTATAGTAAAACATGGACAGACAAAGGAGTTTATGAAATAGTATCATATAGAAGCCCTATGACATCACATAATAACATAAGTAAAAAGAAGTTGATAAGTAATGAATTAACTGATAAATGGTTTAAATACATAAAGACAATGACAATATTTAATGCTTGGGATACAACTTGCGATTCAATGAATGGTGCTGATTAACAAAATGGTCGTCTATTATGGAAACATAGTGGAGTATTACACCTTAAACTGCTCAAATTCCCTAAAGATTTATACACTACAACGTAGATAGTGATATCAAGCGTGAATGTAGCGAAAGCAGAAAAAAGTATAAATATATCCTATGCTGAAATAAAAGCCTTATATAAGGTGCTAAGGGTGTTGTAATGGGTAATGTAGCATGGATGTTATCTCAATGAGATAATCCTTCAACGACTATAAAGGTGTACCTTAACAGATAATGCTGATGGTAAAGGAATAGTCTACTCCCCTGATAAATATCGGGAAACCGAGGGTATAAAGGTTTGATAGTGATGCAGAAATAGAAACTAATAATAAAATAATATTAAAAACAACAAAAAAAGAATTACCAATAATTTGTGAACAGAAATCTACTCCAAAAGTAAAAGTCACAGAAAATAAATTAAGATTATCAAATAAAAATGGATTTGGAAATGCAGTAGGATCAATAACCAATAGAGTAACTACAATGTTTGATGTATTGGCTTCATTAGAAAAAGATTCAAAAGAATATAAAGAATTAAATAGAAGAATAATATGTGGCCAAGCACTACAACAGGAAGAAATTGATAAAATTAAAGGAATTCAAGCGAAACAAATGCCTAAAACATGGTATGATTACAAAATTAATAAAATACTAGAAGATGATTCAGAAGATATAAAGAGACAAAAAGAATTCAATTTAAAATTAGTAGTAAATAAAAAGCCATATTTCTTTATATATAATTATAAAAATATTCAAAGTAAATACAATGTATTTATGAAGAATGTTGAGAATAATTGTATAATAAGATTTGGGTTAAGTTTAAATGAGTTAAAAAACAAACCAAATAAGAATGAAGATGAAATAAACTTTCTAAAATCAGTTAAATATAGAAGTCCAGTTTTTGAAAATCCTAGTGCTATGAATAAAATATGTTGGTATATAGAAGACGTATTTAGAAATATTAAATTAAAAACTAATAAAGATGAAAAGGGATTTGATAAAAGTATATATATGACAACCTCTAAAAAATATGAAGGTAAAAAAGAAGAAATTAAAGAATTGTTTAATGAATATAAAAGCATACAATCACAATATATGGTTGAAAAAGGAAAAACAGTAGATAAAGAAGAAAAGAAAAACAAGAGAGAAGAGTTTGTAAATAACTTTAAACAAAAAGCTATAGAGATATATTCTAACAGTGAAGATTTATGTAATGCCATAGTTTATACTTTATATGACATAAAAGCCAATAGACAGTTTGTATGGGATATATGTGGAGAACAAATGATAATTAATTTATTAAGCAATAATGGTAACAAATATAAATATCCTATTAAATGTAAGCATGGAGATATAGAGTGGCAAGGATTAAGGTTTAAAATGGAGGAATGTGAATGTTAGGATTAATAGTAAATGAAAAAATAATATGTGAAAAGGCTTTAGCTGATAAATACATAGAAGGAAAACCGATGAAGATAATTAGATTAATAATTAAGAAATATTTAAATGAAAAACTTACAAAAGAACAAGTATTTGAAAAAGTAGATAACTTTATGAAAGAAATATATAAGGATAAATATAATAAATCATATTGGAAGAAAGTAATCTCAGATTCAATAAATACAGTATCAAAATATAATAATTATAATCTAATTAATATTGAAAAAATAGATATATATAAAGAGGAATTAGATATAATTGAATCTTTAAATGATATTAGATTAGAAAAGTTAGCTTTTGTATTACTTATATATGCTAAAATAAATAAAATAATAAATCCAACGAGTGATGGAAGAATAAATATAAATTTAGCTTATATATTTAAAGAGAGTAAATTGGTTTCTGATAAAAAGTTATTACATAAATTAGTAGATATTCAATACATATTAACTAGTAAAATTTGTGACTCAACAACAATGAAAATAAATTATATTAATGAAGAAGGAGAAGTTAGATTGACGGTATTCAATCTAAATGACTTAAATCCAATTACATATTATTTAGAATATAAATTAAATGAAACATATAATAATTGTGAGATATGCGCAAGCAGATTTAAACAAAAATCTAAGAAACCACGAAAGTATTGTAATAAATGTGCAAAAGAAATAGATAAAGAAAAAGCAAAGGAAAGAATGAAAAATATAAGGAATTTTCAATAATGTTCGATTTAATAATATATATGAAACACGCATGGTTATCACATTTAAAAGCATTTCTTATTTAAATGTGAACGTGGTAATTATGGTAGAGAATAAGTATCTGTTTCTATTTTCTACGAAAGGAGTTGTATTGATATTAAAGTACAATCCAGTAGGGTAGATTATGTCTAACATATTTACCCTACATAAAAAATAAAAACAAATTATAACAAACTACTTAAAAATACAGATAGTATTACTCAATTATGAGTTTATTATACCAACCACTCTGAGGAGTGGTACAAACTTTTCATTTTTAATTCATTTTTTTCATAAATCCTTTTATTTATATTTTTAACTTTTCTCTCCTTGGTAGGCGTAGCTATTCAGAGCAACACGCCTACTTTAAGGAGAAGAAAATAGAAATGAATTAAAACAAAATATAATTAAGTTAAAATTACTGTTTTATCAGTACTTTAGATAATAATTGTAAACGTGTATGAGGTGGTTATGTGAGAGTTCCATCCATATTGTATATATTTTTCTATGTGCTTAAGTATATTGTGAGAGATTACTTAAGCTTTTTTATTTAGATTAATTCGGATAATTCCGTTTTAAAATACAACCGTGGCTAGGTGAAAAGGCTATTTAGGAGGAATAATAATGAAATGTAAAAAATGTGGATATGAAAGATCAGAACAATATTTTTATAAAGGATTTACTGAGTGCAGAGATTGTATACAAGATTATTTAAACAGTCAACCACTTGAAAAAGCTTTTATAACTACAAAAGAATTATTAGAAAAAGCTAATTATATTGTGAATGAACAATTGTTAGTAAACATATTTTTTGGAGAATTAGAACAATATAGAGGTTTAAAAACTGGAAATATGTTAGGTGAATATCTTAAAAGAGTAAATACAATGCCTCAATTTGAAAAATATAGATATAATCAAAAAGTAATCAATGAAGAAAAGTCGGATATTGATTTTCTAGATGACGATATTATGAGAATAAAAAAGAATATGAAACAATCTACTTTTCAAAATGACGCAAATGCCCATGGAAAATGGATGAATTCATTGAGAGATGCTTTGGAATTAAAAGAAAAATTACTTTTAAAAGAGAATAAGGTATCAATTAGCAACTTAAATGATTTAAAAGTTGATTATGGAGTATTTGAAGGGAAAGATATAAATGGTGAAACAGTTGGTATTATACCAATATTTATAAATAGTCATTACATAAGAAGTGCATATATAAAATATGTTGATGGTAAATATGAAATGACTGAATATATCACAGATAAATTATAATTAAGTTATTAAAATATCGATTTTAAGCCCTCAATGGGGTTTTAAATAAATTTTCAAAAAACCTTTAAATAGGCAAAATTAAAATAAAATATAAAGCAATATTAGAAGAGAGAAAGAGGAGATTAAAATTATGAACAAAGCAGAATTAGTAAAGGCATTTGCAGAAAAAATAGGAGTTTCAGTAAAAGAAGCAGGAGAAAAATTACAAGTATTGAATGATTTAATTTTTGATGCATTAAAAGAAGGTAAAGATGTAACTTTACTTGATTTAGGAAAGATTAAAATTGTTGAGACTGCTGAAAGAGAAGGTTTAAAGAAACCGGGACATCCAGAAGAAGGTAAGAAATTATATCCAGCATCAAAGAAAGCTAAGTATTCAGCAAGTAAATCAGTTAAAGAAGCAGTTAAGTAATTAAATAAAATGAATATAACAAAGGAGATTTAATTGAGTTTTGCTTATATTAAATCTCTCTTTGCCTATTATTCACTTTACCGAAAGGTATAAAATATAATAGAAAAGATGGGAGATTTGCTTATGAGCAAAAAGAAGAGAAGTGAAGAACATGATTTTAGAATTACGCCATATCATGTAAATAATTCAGTCACAGGTTCAAGTGTGCTTTGTGAAGTAGATGGATTAAAAATATTACTTGATTTAGGAATGTTCCAATCACAAACGCATAAATTAGAAGACATATACAAGATTAATCATAAGAAACTACAAATACCTTTTGATAAATTAGATTACATAATATTATCTAGTGGGCATGCAGACCATTGTTGTGGGTTAGGTGCTATAGGAAGAAGAGACGTAGAATTCAATGGTAGAGTTATGGCTACTGAATTATCAGCAGAATTGATAGGATTAAATGTAAGAGATTCAGCACATCTAATGAGAGGTGAATGTGAGGCTTATAATAAAAGTCATAATGCTAATTTAATACCTTTATATAATGAAAGTGATGCAGAAAATGCTTTAACTTGTATACAGGGGTATGGACATAATGAAAAAATAAAACTAAATGATAATGTATATTTTGAATTTTTACCAAATGGTCATCTTAGTGGAGATGGAAGTATTTATATTACATATCAAAAAGATGAATATACAAAGAAAAGATTATTATATACTGGAGATCATAACTTTGGTAGAGAAAAACCTTTCACAAAGAAGTGGGTAGAAAAATGTTTAAAAGCGGATTGTATAATTAGCGAATCAACTTACTCTGGAAAAGGTCATTTGAAACAAGATAATTTTAAAGTATTAGAAGATGCTATTTTAGACGTTTGTATAAATAAAAAGGAAATTTTGTTTATACCTACTTTTGCTATACATAGACAAACCGAAGTTGAATATATGTTAAAGAAAATATTTGACAAAAATAAAATATTACGAAATTCAAATATTCCAATATATTCAGCAGGAGTTATGAGTGCTAAAGCTCATAGAATATTAGGTAATCCAAAATATAAATGTTTTTATGACGAAAAGTGGCAAGAATTAGATGATGTTTTTGATTGGGATAGAGTTGAACACGTTGAAAGATTTAAAGATGTATCTGAAAAGTTAATAGATAATAAAGTAAAGATTATCTGTGCAAGTTCAGGTATGCTTACAGGTGGTTATGGAAGTTATTTAGCAAGTTGTTTTGTTAATAGAAAGAATGTACATTTCTTATTTAGTGGATATCAAGCAATAGGTAGTGTTGGAGATAAAATAATGAGTCAAGAACACAAAACAGTATCAATACAAGGAAAAGCATATATAATAAAAGCTAATTCATTAGGAAAACTTGATTTAAGTGGACATGCTGGAAATGATGAATTAATAGGTTTGATAAAATCTGTAAATCAAAAAGTATTAAAGAAAGTTATTTTGATTCATGGAGATGATGATAGAAAAGAATTACTAAAAGATCAATTAGAAAAAGTATTAAATGATAAAGAAATTATTATCCCTAAAATGGGAGAAGTAATTAAATTTTAAAATGAAATAAAATATAATTAAGTTTAAGGAGAGATTTTAAATGGCAAAGAAAATGATTAATGAAAAGATTATAACTGATCACAAATTTAGTGCAGAAGGCACTCTATCAATAGATAACCTTCCAGAAGGTGTATTTATGATGGAAGTAGAAGAAATTGGGGAAGTTGATTTAAAGAAATATTTAGATAAGTTTAATTCTGCTTATATTAAGTTGTCAATTTCAGATAAGGTTGAATCTGAACCAGAAGAGGAATAGAAGGTGTAAATATGAGTAAAGACAAACCTAAATTAGTAGAAGGTACTTTAAGTCTAGATGATATAGTGTACAGTTTACCTGATAATTGTGATACAGAAGTAGTCTTAAAGATTCAAAAGAAAGAAAATCATTATGGAATTTCAAGTTTTAGAATCAAAATTGAAGAAAGTAAATTAATTAATAAGGTTAAAGTATTTGACAAAGATGAAAATGAAGTGAAAATATAACTAAGTAGCAGATACCTTTAGCAAGGATTTGACTTAAAACAACTAATTTGTAAATTTCTATATGTTATATAGAGATAGTTTTACTAATATAGTGTTGAGAATGATACATTTGACATTCAAAATACACAAGGAGTTGACATAGGTTATCTTCTTGAAAGTGGATGGATATCCCTTAAAACCTACTACCAGAGAGAACCAGTCAAGCCTATGATTTTATATTTAGTTTATATACTGAATATAATTATGCTAAAATAGACTCCAATTATTTATAATGACGAAGTACAAGTTATTATAATAGCATACGGGCTAGTGGGTCACCATATGGGTATGTATAAAATGGAATTGCGGTATATATCTTTGGAGTATACCTAAGAGGGTTAGATGCGTCTAGCTCTCTCTTTTAAATATATAATAAAGCTCATCTCGTTGTGATAACGATGTGGGTTTTTAGTGTATTTAAGTATAATATTACATTATAATTGTAAATTAGTTAGATGTAAATATCAATATAAGATAAAAAAGAAAAGGATGAGAATTATGTTAAAAGATGATGGTAGAGTAAGTAATAAAGATAAGAAGAAAGTACATAGAAAATATAGACCAATAAAATGTGAAGCCGATAATTGTAATGAGTCAATTGATATTGATTTATGTATTTTTAATGAAGACTTCGATTATTGTGATAATACTAAAAGTTCGATATATGTGTATTGTCCAGTATGTGGGTTACAACATAAAGTTAAATTAAACAAATAAATTATATAATAAATAAAGGGAGAGTTTATTATGGATGAATTGAAAATGAAAGAAGGAGAAAGTAAATTAGCTTATTTTAAAAGAATTACTGATAATAAAAATGAATATGATTTAGATTATGCTGAATGGGGAGAGCTTTTAGTAGGTGAAAGAAAATATTCAAGTGAAAATTGCAGAAAAGCATTCTACATATTTAAAAAATTCTTTGAGCAGTTAAATATTGAAGAAATAGAAAAGCTTCCTAAAAATAAAATGGAAGAAGTTATTGAATTGATTGGTGAACTTGATGTAAAAAAGATGGAAATTAAAAATAAAACAAATCAACTCAATAGTATAAAAAGAAAATTTGTAAAAACAATTGAAATATCTAACGATATAAAAGATTGTTTATTAGAGAATATAGATGAATTTCCTAAGTTTGAATATGAACCTATAATAGACCTTTCAAATAATAAATTGATTGTGCAAGTATCAGACTGGCATGTTGGTTATATTATAGAGGGGTATAAAGGAAATTATTATAACTATGAAATTGCTAAGAAAAGATTAAATAAATTATTAATGGAGATAGATAAGACTTGTAATTTATATAATATTAACTCAGTAATTGTTGTGAATTGTGGTGACGCAATTGAAAATTTATATATGAGACAAAATCAAAGTTATGAGTGTGAGTTTGATTTATCTCATCAGATTACATATGCTTCAAAGTTATTGTTTAGTTTTATAACTGATATATCATCAAGAAATAGAAATGTTGAAGTATATTCTGTAGGTGGTAATCACTCAAGATTAAGTTCAAAGGATGCCAATGTTGAAGGTGATAATGCAAATGTAATAATTAATGAAAATTTAAAAACATTTGTTGAGTTATCAGATAATAAAAGAGTACATATAAACGATATAGACTATAAAGATGATAGTGCTAGTTTTGAAGTTAATGGTATGAATGTAAAAGTAATTCATGGAGATAATAGAGTTTCTGATAAGAAAAAATTATTTGATTCTGAATCTACTATGGATGAAACTGAATACAAACTTGTATTAAGAGGACATGATCACAATTTCAATATACAGTCACAAAATAATGGTGGTTATGTAGTGACGTCTGGAAGCTTATTTGGATATAACCCTTATTCTGTAAAGAAAATGAGTTGTACAACTAACGCAAGTCAAACATTAATTGTAATTAATGAAAATGATATTGAATGTATCAAAGATATTAATTTACAAATAGTATAAACAAAATATAAATAAGTAAATGAAAGGATTATATGAAAGCATATAATTAAGGTGATTGATATGGGAGAAATATATCAACCAATAGATAATATCTATAATGAAATGATTAATACTGATTTTCTAAAGAATAGACGTATTTGGTTTAATGACCAAGTTGATGAAATATCGGTTACAAAAGCAATTTATAGTTTAAATAAACTAAGAAAATTAGATGATTTAAATGAAATTCCTATTAAAGATAGACAACCTATAACCATTATATGCAATAGTCCTGGAGGATATTGTTATCAAGGCTTATTCTTATGCAGTGTAATAGAATCTATGGTTAAAGAAGGCTATAACATAGTCACTATTACAGGTGGAATGAGTGCTTCAATGAGTTTTTTAATAGGTTTATGCGGTAAAACTAAAAAGTGTTATGAGTATTCAACTTTTCTTTGTCATCAACCAAGTGGAGGAGAAATTGGTGAAGCAATAAAAATAAAAAGAACTAGTGATGAATTAGATAGATTATGGGAACTAAGTAAAGTTATAATTAGAAAACATTCAAGTATGTCAGATAATTTATTAAATACTATATATAAAGAATCTTGGGATTATATAATGGATAGTTCGGAAGCATTAAAACTAGGAATTGTAGAAGAAATAATTAAGTAGAAGGATAGGTGAAAAGTATGAATGAAGAACTAAATCAAGAGTTAGAAATGGATGAAGTTGAAGGAAAAGAATTTTATTCTCAAGATGAAGTATTAGATATTATAGATCAAATAACGCCTAAAATTGAAATTGATAATGAAGAATTAAATGGATTAAAACTTGACTTAAAAGTATTTAAAGATGGTTTAAAAGATATTAGTTTTGCATGTGGACAATATGTCGGATTAATGTCGGTAGGCGTAAGTGCTGTTGATGCATTCCAATATATACTTAATGAATCTACTGGAAAGAGTAATAAAGATGTAACAAAAGTTCAACAGATAAATGTTGAAAGTAATCAAATTTAGATTGGAGATAAAATATAATGAATTATAAAGATAAAGTTGATAAGATTGTCGGTCTATTATTAGAAAATGAAGAATTGGAAACAAATTGCGAAGTAATTCTAGATTCTGAATTAGCTTATGACGTAACCAAAGAATTATATTATAAATTAGATAAGTACTTTCTTATAGAAGAAAAAGACCAATTTGAAAAAGATTTAAAAGAGAATGATATTCTTGGAGTAGCTTTGTTAGTTCATGGTGATGGACAAGCCGAATATTTCTTACAAAGAATTATGAGTGATGAAGGTGAAACATATCTAGATGAGATAACCCAAGTTCTATATATTCAAGATGATTTATTAGACTGTGTTGATGTTGAAGAGTTTAAAATAGCTGATATTTATATTCTTACAGAATGTGATGAGAATTGTTGTGATTGTGAATCTTGTAAAAATAAACAAGCGTATTCAGAATACGAAAGAGAAATGGACGATTATCTAGACGAATCAATGTTTGAAGTTCATAAATATTTTGCAGATATGTTAATAGAACATGGAGAAGATGAAGATTTTGATTTTCATGAATTGATTGATGAAATAATTTATATGGCATTTTTCAAGGGATTTGATAAAGCTATAGAAGAATAAAATATAACTAAGTATTAAATTAAAAAGCCAATTTTATTAAGTTTTTATAGACCACATCTATAGGGTGTGGTCTATTAAGAATTTAATCGTATTTGCTGGGTTGGGTATGCCCAGTATTATTTTATGATAGACAGGTGGTGAGATTATGGAAATAAATTTAAAAGCTGGTGAAGTTAATGTTATTTATAGTGATTACTTAAATAAAGTAGTTAAAGAAGCAATGATTCAATTGACAGATACAGTTGCAGTTAAATATTCATTAAATAAAGATAAGAATTGTATGGATATGAGTATCATAAATACTTTACTTGAGGATGTAGATCAAGGTGGAGAAGTAAACAAAGATGAAATCGCAAAAATAATAACTGCTCAGAAATCAATATTTGTACAATTAACTTAAAAATAAAATATAAGGAGGTATTATTATATGAAATTAGGTTATATACCATCTATGTTAAATAATGTTAGAACTATGAAAGTTTATATAAAATCTTTAGGTTCAACAACTTTAACAGAAGCAGATGAACAGAAAATAATTGATGATTATTCACCATTATTACAATATAAAGATTTAATTTTTTCAGGTAAATTTAATATTGATCCACAAGGAAATGTAATTGTAGATGAAACAAATGGTGAATTAGTGACATTGTCTTTAGTAAATCAAGTGCTTAATATTAATAAAGATTTTATTGCTACTTTTAGTATTGCAACAAAGGATATTAAAGATAGTGAGTTAGGAGCAAATATATTAAAGACAAAAGACTTAGTTGCAGAAGCAAAATGCTTGTTGTTTAAGAATATAATTACTAAAGCAGTTGAAGATATTATAACTGCAATAAAAGGAAAAGAAAATAATTTTGAAACAGAAAGTGAATCTGTTGAATTTTAATTTATTAAACTGGGTTGAAATATATCCAGTTTTTTATTGTTTTTATAGTGCTTATTTGAATTAATAAGTAGTTTGAAATAATAAATTATAAAAAGGAGGTGTATTATCGTGGCTGGTAAGTCAAGAAATAATACAGAAATAACAAATAGGGAAATTATTTATTGTACAGGGTGTGATCACGATAAAAAACCTAGCGATTTTTATAAGAGTTATGGTTCTACTAAATCTGGGACATTACCATATTGTAAACAATGTTGTATAGATATGAGCTTGAATGATAATGGAACATTGAACATAGATAAATTCAAAAATATGCTGTCTAAAGTAGATAGACCATTCTTATATCAAACATTAGAAGATAATTTGAAAAAATACCCCCAAAAAATAGAATCTGCTATTGGCTTCTATTTCAAAGATTTAGGAATGACACAAAATAGAGGTTTAAAATATAAGGATAGTGTATTTGAAAATGAAGAAACAAATAAACTAGCTGAAATGAATACAGTTAGTTATAATATTTCACAAGATGTAATTAAAAAATGGGGACAAAATTATACATCAGAACAAATTATGAAACTAGAGAACTTCTATAATGATATGCAAAATAGTTACGATGTTAAAACTGCTTCTCATAAAGATTATTTAAAAAAAATATCAAAGGTTTCATTAAAGATGGATGAAGCATTAGATAATGACAACGTAACTGAATTTCAAAAATTATCAGGTGTTTATGATAATTTAATGAAATCAGCAAAATTTACAGCAGTACAAAGATCGGCAGTAGATGATACTGGAGGATTCGCAACGTTTTGTGAGTTTATAGAAAGCCTTGAAAAAGAAGGTTTTATTGAACCAGCAAAAATAGAAGAAGACTATGATATTGTTGAAGCTACTATCTCAGATGTAAAAAACTATACAAAAAAATTAGTTTTAGGGGATAGTTCAATATCCACTATGGCAGTAGAACAATTGAATAAAATGAAAGAAAAACAAGATGAAAGTAATAATACTTTAGATGAAGAGTTAGAAGGTGAAGATAATGGCATCAATAACTAACTTTAAATCAGAAAAGGATAATAAAAAAGAAGGGATTTTAGATATTCATAATCCAGCAGGTAATTCTTTTGAAAAAGATGTTAATCCTATGGCTTCAACTTTTGATGTAGTAAAAAAAGATTTTGCTAAATATGTAAGCTTATGGCGTGCTTGCCCTGATTTATTTATTGATTTTATTACACCAAAGGATAGTAAATTTAAATTATTTTTCTATCAAAGAGTATTTTTAAGAAGTGCGATAAGGCATAAATATTTCTATGCAACTTTTACAAGAGCTTTTTCTAAATCATTTCTTAGTATATTAATACTATATATAAAACTTATTCTGTACCCCAATATATCTTTATTTATATGTTCTGGGGGAAAAGGTCAGGCAACTAATATCGCAAAAGAAAAAATAGAAGAAATATGGGAGAAGTTTCCTATATTAAAAAGAGAAGTTAAAGATTATCAAGTATCTAAGGATTATTTAAAAGTAACACTACAAAATAATAGTCGTTTAGATATAGTTGCTGTTCGTGAAAGTACTCGTGGAGGAAGAAGAAATGCTGGTTTAATTGAGGAAGCAATTTTAGTTGACGGTAAATTATTAAATGAAGTTATAATTCCACTGATGAATGTTAATAGACGTGCTAAAAATGGAGATGTTGATCCCAATGAACCGCACAAACAACAAATTTATGTTACAACAGCAGGATATAGAAATACATTTGCTTATGACAAGTTAAAACAAATACTAGTATGGATGGCAACAAAAGATGATGAAGCCTTTGTTATGGGTGGAAGTTGGAGAATTCCAGTTTTACATAAACTATTAGACCCAAATTTTGTTGAAGAATTAAAAGAAGATGGTACATATAATCCTTTATCCTTTGATAGAGAATACGAAAGTATATGGACTGGAAGTGGCGAGGATAGTTTCTTTAATGAAGATATGATAACAAAAAATAGAGTATTAAAGAAGTCGGAAGACAAGCCTGATTTTAAAGTTTCGGATAATGATAAATTTGAAATAAAATATATAGTATCTACAGATGTGGCAAGAAGTGAAGGAAATCAAAATGCGAATACTGTAGTTACAGTTGGTAAAGTAAAACAAAATCTTACAAATGGACATTGTGTAACAAATATAGTAAATATGTTTGTATTACATGGAGAACATTTTGAAGAACAGGCTATAAAAATAAAAAAGATTGTTTTTAAATATAAAGCAGAAATGTGTCCGTGTGATTTAAATGGTCTAGGAGCTGGTCTTGCTGACTATTTGGTAAAAGAAAATATAGATGAAAATGGTGAAATATTTCCTCCATTTTCTATAGTAAATGATGATAGATTTGATAAGTATAAAACTGATGATAGTTTACCATTATTGTATGCAATTAGATCACAAGGAATTGCAGGGCAAATTCATGTTAATTGTTTATCGCAAATATCATCTAATAAGGTTAAATTTTTAATAGATGAAATGGAAGCAAAAACTCAATTATCTAAAACACAAATTAAAGATATGAGTGGTAGAGAAATGGGAGAATATTTAGCACCGTTTTTAAATACTACTTGTTTAAAAGATGAAATGCTTAACTTAAGAGCAAAACAAACAGGTAAAGATGTAGTCTTGGATAGAATAAATAAGGGAATACAAAAAGATAGATTTAGTTCTTTAGAATACCTTTTATGGTATGTGAAAGAGATAGAAAATAACTTTGAAGATGATTCAGATGACGATGACAGACAATATGTATTTTGGTAAACAAATTATAAAAGAAAGGAGATGAAATAATGGCAGGAAGGCCAAAAGGTTCAACTAATGCTTTTTCAAAAAAACAAGTTGAAGAAATGCAATTAAAAATTGAAGAATTAGAAAAACAATATAATTCATATGATCAAGTTGTAGATAGTTTTGTTGATGGTTTTATATTAGAACTTACACAACAAATTAAAACTATTGATATGACCACATTGCAAAGATGGTTTAGTAATCCAGACAATTATATTCAAGAAATAAATAATCTACTAACTTATTATTATATAATAGACGGTAATATATCACAATTATATGATTTAATATTTTCTCTACCAGAACTAAATTACAAAATAAAAACTTACAAAAGATTAAGTAGCTATGAAAATGATATTTCAACTATAAAAATTGCGTTAGAGAGAATAGTAAAACATAAAACATTAACTAGAGAATTGTTAGTTCAAATGGCTGTTAATGGTTCGGTTTTAGGAACTTGGTTAGGAAATAAACAAGAACCTTATTTTAATGTCTTTGATGATTTAGATTACATATACCCATATGGAATTTATAAAGGGAAGATGGTTGGAGTATTTGATTTATCATATATAGATACATTAACGAGCGAACAAAAAATAGCATTATATAATACATTGAAACCATTAGTTACTGAAAGCATTTATAACAAATGGAAAGGTGAAAGAGATCCAAATAAACAAAGAGAATTACAACTAGTTGTTTTACCACCAGAGACTTCATTGGTTGCCAGAACAAGAGTATTATCACGTAATCAAAGATTAGGATTGCCTTGGGGAACTCAATCTATATTTGATTTACAACATAAACAAAAAATGAAAGACTTAGAACGTGCTATGGCTGATAAAATTATAAGAGCAATAGCAATTGTTAAAATGAGAGATAAGGATGATAATGATAATAAAGTAAAAGAGAGCGTTCAAAAGAAAGTTTTTACTAAAGTTAAAAAAGCATTAGAACAAAATAACAATAGTAAAAATGGATTAACATGTATCGCTATGCCTTCATTTGCTGATTTTTCTTATCCTGAATTTAAAGGTGCTGATGATATATTAGACCCTAAAAAATATGATAGCGTAAATAATGATATTACTACTGGAACAACTGTAGGATCTGTTTTAGCAAATGGTAGTGGTGGTAATTATGCATCAGCAAACTTAAATTTAGATATGATTTATCAAAAAATAGGTGCAATGCTAGAACAAGTTGAAGAAATATATAATCAATTAATTCTTATAGTATTAGGGAAGAATAAAGGTTCTAATTATTATTTTGAGTATAGTAAACAAAAACCGTTAACTAAAAAAGAAAAATTAGATAATCTTAAAAGTTTAGTAGATAAAGGATATGCATTAAGACCATTGATAGAAGAAATGGGATATGATTTTGAAAGTTATATTGATGAAAGTATCTATGAAATTGAAAAACTTAAATTAAGAGATAAAATAATTCCACCTTTAAGTACTTATACTGCAACTGGTTCAGATGTAAATAGTGGAAGACCAACAGATACTACTGGAGAAAACAACAGTACAGTTCAAACAAAAGAACAGGGTGGCAATTTTAACCCAAAACCTTCAACAGAATAGTAGGTGATAAAAATGAAAATATTGATTTCTAAAACAGAAGAGTTGATTACTATTTCTTTAGATGGTAAAAAATTATTAATAAATAAAGACAATAAGCTATTTAACAAATTGATTATTTTATCTAAAGAGGAAATTAAAGAATTATATCAAAAGGATAAATTTAATAGTTTATTAGATTAAAATAATTATTTATTTAGTAATTTTAATTATTTATTATACTTAATAGATAAATTATATTGTGAAAGGTGGTGATAACTTGGAAGAACAAAATAAAAAAATAGGTCAATTTCAAATTTCTTTTAATTCATTAACTACTGTTCCCAATGATCCTACTATAATGAAAGCAAAAGTTATTCTTTTTGATTTTGAAAGAAGTGGCAATAATCAAATCATTGAAAAAGCAGTAGCCGAAGAAAATATAAAATTTCTTATTGGTAAAAGAATTTGTTGCAAATACATATCAAAAGAAGATAATGGTGGAGAATTGGATGCTTTAGGAGATCATGAGCAATATGAAACAACAAATAGAGATGATAAGGAAGTAGTCTATACTGATACAGAAGCTATTGGATTTATTGAAAATGTCTATATAGATAATTATACAGATAACAATGGAAATACTAAAGAAGTTGTTTATGGTGATGTAATATTATGGTGTGATGATCATTATGCGGATATTATTGGATTATTAAAAGAATGGTTAGAGAAGAATATACCAATACATATGTCAGTAGAATATTATTATTTTAACTATACTGTAAAAGATGGAATTGAATATATACAATCTCCTATTTTATTTAATGCACATACTGTTTTGAATAGTGAAGATAGGGGATATGCAATAGAAGTATTGCCTTCATATGAATGTGCAACTTTAGTGAGTTTTAATGAATTAAAAGAGCAATGGAATAAAGCTATTAATTCATTAAATTCAAAACAAAATAAAGTAAATAATCAATTAAATGAAGAAAATTTACAAAATAATAGTTTACAATCTAGCGAAAATCTAGATTCTAATAAATTAAAACAAATAAATAAAATCCAAAAGGAGGATGAAACAATAATGGAAAACATATTTTTAAATGCAATGAAGTCAAATAATGAACTTTCATTTGGTGATGTTAGAGATTTATTATATGACGCTTTAGCTTCTGTTATGGTAGCAGAAGAATATTTTAATGTTTGGATAAGTCAATATGGAGTATATGAAGATTATTTTTTATATGAAACAATAGAAGACTCAAAATGGGTGAATTATAAAGTTTCTTATACTAAAAACGCTGATGATACTGTAACTATAGACTATGCTACAAAATCAAAGGTTGAATATAATTTAACATTAGTTTCTGTAGATGATTTTGAATCTTCTCAAAATGCAAAACTAGAATTAGAAAAGTCACAAAATGAATTAAAATCAGCTAATGCTAAAATAGAAGAACTTGGTGATCAAATGAAATCGCTAAATGAAAAATTAGTTGAGAAATCTAATAATTCAAAAGTAGATACTGATAAATTTAATGAATTAACTGAAAAGTTAGTTTCCTTAAACGCTATGGTATCAGAAATGCAACCAATTGTAGATAAATACAATAAAGATGCATTTGAAAAATCTTTTAATAAAGCTAAAGAAGATTATAAAGTTACATTTACAAGTATTAATGCATTAGATGTATTTGAGTTGGAATCTACTCAAGAGTTAATTAAAGAATCTATTAATTCAGTAAAAGAAAAAGCAGATACAGCTAAATTTAGTTTAAATGCATTAATTGTAAATAGTATTAAACCAATTGAGGAAAAGATTAATGAAGATGATGTAGTTTTAGGTTCTGCTAATGTTAGTATTAATCAAATAACTAAAGCTGAGGATACAAAAGAATTAACAGACGTTGAAGACGGTGTATTATCAGAATATGGATTTAATTATTAATAAGATTTTTATCAATTGAAATGATACACATTGATAATATTTTTATTAATATGTTGAAATAAAAACAAATTATATAAAATTAAAATAATACTTAAAAAGAAATGAGGAATGTAAAATGGCAACAGTTTTAAGAGACGCTTTATATTTACCAGGAACACATAATATTTCAGAAATAAATACAATTTGGGCTAAACCAGTAGCTAATGGAGCTATTCTAAGTGGTTCTAATATGGATAATGGTGGTTTAGTTGAATTTGCCGGAAGAGACGCAAATGGAAATAGACTTTGTAAACCATATGATGGAACAGGAGAATTCTTTATTCTTCAAACTCATGTTGAAGATCAATTATTAATTGATATGGGTGAAACTGATTATAAAAACTTTTATAACAAAGTTGGAGAACCAGTGAGGTTAATAAGAGTTGAAACAGGTTTAGCACAAGAATTATCAGGTTTTACAGTTGATACTGGTGTAACTTTAGCACAAGATTTACCTGTAATTTGGGATGCTACTAATAAAGTTCATAAAGTAGTTGCTTCTATTGGAGCAGGACAAACACAAATTGCTACAGTAGTAGATTTAGATACAGACTTTGGTTACAATGCTGGAGTTACAACTATAAGAATTGAATACAAATAAAATAAATTATAAAAAAGAAGGGATGATTATATAATGGAAATAACATTAAAACCAGAAGCAATACAATTAGGAAAAAGAGTTTATAATAGTAAAGATATAAATTCAGAGAGCAAAGATGGACAAGCTATTACAGAATTAGCACATAAAGCAATAAATGCAAATGGAACAATAAATAATTTACAAGCATTCAGAGACTTAAATCAATTAATTGTTACAACAGCAGAACAATTACAACAACCAAATAGACAACAATATATTGATTTAGTTTCAGATTATAAAAAAGTAGGAGTTAATGACATTATGCAATATAATGTTGAAGATAAAATAACTAAAGTTACTACTGCCTTAACTGCAACTGGTACAGGAGTAAACTTTACTAAAGTACCATCTTTCACAAGCAGAGTGTATGCAACTCCTTATAAACACCAATTTGGTATTAAATATTCTATTTCAGAAATGTATTCTGATCCAATTAACCAATTTAAAAATGCAGTAGATTTGGTTAATGAGGAAAAGGTAAGATACATATTATCACAAATCTTTGCAGTAGTTAGAGAAGCATCTGCTAATTCAAAAATACCTGCAAAACAAAAAAGTACAGTTGCTAATATTACATTCCAAGGATTCAAGGCTATAGAAACAGCTTTATTAAGATATAGTAAAAATGTTAAGCCTGTAATGATCGCTGATACTGCTCTTATCGGTTCATTGGCTGATAAACAAGCTAGTGTTATGGTTACTGGTTCTACAACTGTTCCAATGTATTTAACAGATGATATGAGAAAGTCATTATTGACAGATACTACAATTGAGCAAATTTCAAAAACAGTTGCAATATCTATAGATAATCCATATATAGATAATATGAATTCTAAAGTTGAATTGCCTGTAGATGAAGCTATTTTAATTGCTGGTGGTTCTGCTAGTCCAATTAAAGTAACAGAATTTGGAGATATGGCTTTACTTTCTGATATAATCCAACAACATATTGAAAGTGAAGAAGCATTCTTAAAGATAGCTTATAAAGTTGATGTAACTTTATTATTGAATAGAGCTATTGGATACATTAAAGATACATCTGTAGTTCTTTAATAATAAATAAAATATAAGTAGGATTTGAAATATAATCCTACTTTAAATCTTATAATAGTTTAAAATATTTATGAAATTAAGGAGAGAAATAATATGAGTAAAAATACAGTAACATTAATAAGGAAACAAGCTGATCCATTTGAGGTAAATTATCCATTTGCATTACCTGATGGGAAATTAACACATTTTGATTGGACAGGAACAAAAAATGGAATTATGAGCAAAAGAGATGTACCAGTTGAAGTATTTCAATGGTTAAAAGATTTTACAACAACATTCACAAATGGTCACTTAATAGTAGAAGAAAAAGATAATGAAGAATTAGAAGAAGATGTAAAATATTTAGTTGAAGATGTTGAAGAAAAACAATCTGAAATTAAAGGTGCAATAAAAACAAGAGAAGAAATTGAGAAAATGTTAACTACAGGAAATCAATTAGTATTAAAAAAAGAATTAGATAATTTAATAAAAGATATAACTGATGAAGACCAAGTTAAAGAAGTTAAAAGTTATATATATAGAACTGCAATAGATATTGGGGTTGATTCTAATGCTAAAAGAAAGGTAATCTGTGAATGGTATGGATTATCTAATGTAGAAAATTGTGGTTGGATATTTGATGAAGAAACAAAATAATAAATAGGAAGGTGAGATATTATGACTGTAACAGATTATGATACTATATGGGAAACCTTTCGAGATATCTCAGGATTAGATGATGAATTATTACCTTCTGATGAACAAGGAATATATTTAGAAATTCATAATGCAGTAAGAAAGTATAATATCAAAACCGATGATAGTGAAGAAAAATTAACTTATTCAGATGAAACTGAAACATTGAATAAGTTTTTAGATGATAATAGATTACAATTACTCGCATTATTTATTAAACAAAATATATTACAAAGTAAATTAGAATATTTTGAACAATTACATCAATATGATTTAAAAGAAGTAAAAAGTAAATTTTACAGAGAACAAGTTTCTGCCAGACAATCCACTATAGAAAAGGTAGATAAAGAAATTAAAGAATTATTAAGTTATATGGATGATCATGATTTAAATTAATATGAAAAATTATCAAAATTATAAAAAACATGTTCAAGTTGATATGGTAAAGTATAGTGGAACTTTCCATTTCAACGAACAACTTAAACAAGAGGGAACTGATATAAAAATTAATGGAAAATCATCACAGGTTTTAGATGATATTGAAACTACTATAAGAGCTATAGTTAGAAATCATGGAAATGAATTTAATGAGTCAAAAGAAGAACGTTCAATAATGATTGATAAAAAATATGAATTTAAAGCAGGAGATTACGTAGAATATTTAGGAGATATTTATTTAACTAATAACTCTATTGATAAAGATAATCCATTTTTCAATACTGCTAAAATGACAAGATGTAACTATGTTTTAAAATGGATGGACGAGGGAGTTCTTAAAGAACAATCATGTATCGTTTATAATAATACTAAAAATACTGGAGGTACAAAAACTTTAACTAGCGGTTTAACTGAAATTGACGCAATGGTAAATATAAATATACAAAATAATGAAGATACAAGAAAAATTAATTATGGTAAAAGATTATATACTATGAAAAATGCTTGGCAAGTTACATTAATTGATAATATAACTACTGAAAATACTTTTTCATGGACACTTGGAAAAGATAGTTTGAATAGTGAGATAGATGATATAGTCAATGGTATATGTGATGCATTCGAACATTCATATGCAATATCGCTCAACTCTAACAATCAAACATTAGTTGAAACAGAAACATATAAAATAGTTCCTAATGTAACTGATAAGGGTGTAACAGTAACAAATCCAAAAGTAAATTATACTTCATCTGATGAAAATATAGCAAAAGTTGATAGCACAGGATTAGTAACAGCTTTATCAGTAGGTAGTTGTATAATTACTTGTAGTATTGGAACTGTAAATTCTGTATTAAATTTAAATGTCAATGAAAAACCTATATCGCCAGTAGTTAGTTATAGTACAAATTGGAGTCAAGGAACAAATATTAAACAATTTGTTACATCTACATTAAGTTGTATCAAAACAATTAGTGGAGTAGCAGATTCAACATTACATATAGATTATAGCTTTGATACAAATGCTCAAACACTTATTAATGCTGGCAAAATAGTTGTTACTAGAAAATCTGATAGTTCTATATCTATAAAGAATGTATCTGTGACTACATCTACTAATATTTATTTAACTGTTACAGATTCAGTTAATAATACTAAAATATTAGATAATCAGCAAATAACTTTAACAGGAATGTAAATAAAATATAACTAAGTTATAAGTTAATAAAACGGATGTTTTATATGGAAAATAAATAAAAAGGAGGATAGTAATACATGGGAAACGAATTAGATAATTATCAAGATTTTAAAAAATTCATTAAGACATTTTTTTTGACAGATATGGATTTATGGAAGATAGTTTACTATCCTCAAATATCACCCTTGGATGGAGAAGATCCAGAAAATCCATATGATATCTTTGACAGCTCTACAGCAACTAATGAAAATGACAAAGAAATACATGGAGTTGTTATTTTTAGGCAAAAAAATGATGAAATTTTAAATGCAAGCATTCCAATTATACTTATAGATTTCAAAAGTTTACCTAAAGGAAGTTATAAAGAATATAACAATATATATATAAATTTTAGAATAATATGCAAAGGAAGTTATATTCAAGATATACAATATAAAGACGATATTAATAATCGAATTTCAGTCATTGCAGAATTAATTGATAATAATTTTAACAAATCAATGATTAATGGACTCGGTGAGGTTAAGAGAATTAGTTATGATTCTATACCTATCAACGAAGAAAACGAAGGTTTTTCATTAACTTATAAAGCAAGTTCTTTTTCTTATAATTTTATAAATAATAAAAATATACAAAAAAGAATTAGAGGTGAATATTTTTGATTAATGAAGAAACTCTTAAATATAATTTGATTAGAGGATTAGATATTCAATATATTGATAAAGATAATCAAATTATAAATATAAAACAGCCTAAAATAGCCGATATAGATGAAAGTTTATTATCATATCTTACTTATACATATATTTTTAGATTACAAAAAGAGCATTTGGAATTTTATGATGAGATATCAGAAAAATTGAATGGAAAATCTTTGTTTGAGTCTATATTAATTCATGAAGAATATTGCAAACAAAAGAATGATTTTAATCCAATGAATTCATATATTATAAAACTAATTTGTTCAATATCTTTCTTTTTAGGTATAAAAGATTTCAAAAAAATTGGATTTTCAAAAGATAGACAAAGTATCGAAGTTTATGATTTTAAAGAAAACAATGGAGAATTATATAAAGTCATTATCTTTAAATTAGATAATAATAATTTTGATGAGTTTGCTGAATTAATTAGAACTATTACTTGTAGTGATATTCTTGAGGTTGAAAAGAAAATGAAAAAAGTACTTTACTCTGATCCAAGTGTTCAGAAGATGTATGAAGATTTATTAGAGCAATATAAAAATAATGAAGAAAAAACAAAAGAAGAAAATAATATTACAATTTCAGATGTTATAGGAGCTATATGTATAAATGAGAATTCAAAATATAAATATAGTGATATAAAAGATTTAACTATATGGCAGGTATTTTATCAATTTAATTCTATGTTTACAAAAGAAAATATAGAAATTATAAAATCACAATTTACTTCAGGTAATTTTAGTTTTGATAAAACACCAGATTTAAATTGGCTAAATAAAATAAAAATTAAGATACCAGAAGATGCTAGAATAACAAAATAAAAATGAATGATTAAACTTTTATAAATATAAGAGTTTTTTTATTATATAAAAATTGAAAACAAATTAAAGGAGGAATTTATATATGTCAAATATCTTTGAAAGATTCGGGATTTTGAATGCTTCAGAAATTAAATTATTTAGCAAAAGTACCGATAAACTAATATTAAAAATATTACAAGGAAATTCATTATCATTAGAGGTGAAATCTGATTCTAAAAGTGCTAAAGAGCAGGGTGTTGAAGCAATTACTTGGAATTTAGCTAAAACTGGAAGTATGAAACTATCTACTGAAACAACTTCTTTTGCACAACTAGCAGAAGCATTAGGTAGTAATGGATTGAAGCTAAATACAGATTCAGAGACTTATGATAGAAGTGAAACTTTTACTGTAACAAGCAATGGTTCAATTACTATTAATTTAGCAAATGAGCCTATGGTAAGTTCTGTAGTTAGTTTTCATAAACTTACATTAGATGGGGAACTTGGTGATGAACTTACGGCTGTAGTAGATGTTACAGATAAAAAGAAATTCACTATTACAGATTCTAAGTTAAAAATTAATGATATTATTGAAGTAAATTATATTGAATCTTTAACTGCTGGAAAGGTGTATACATTTAAAGTAAGTGGGAAAGGTGGAAATACAGAAGCTAGAAGACTTGTTGCAAATGTATTATGTAAGAATAGAGTTGATGGCTCAATGAGAGTAATGCAATTAGTTGTGCCTAATGTTGTTCTTGAAAATTCAATGACTTTAACTTTTGATGCTGATACTCCTAGTAAGTTCGAGTTGACATTAAAAGTTATGGCTGATGCGATTTTAAAAGACGAAAATGGAGACCCATTATTTTTCGAATTAAAATCTTTATCTGATATAGTTGGAACTATAACTCCAATTACTGATTTAATAGCTACACCAGCAGATGATTCAGCGACATTTACATTTACAGCTCCAACTGGTGCTTCAAGTGTTAAACTTATGATTAAAAAGTCATCAGATAGCACATATGTTGATTCAGGAATTTCTCTAACAAACGTTTCTACAACCGTAACTGTTTCTGGTTTAGTGGATGCAACATCATACAATGCTAAATTAATAGTAGTAGGTGGAGAACATGAAGGAGAATCCAATGTTGTAACATTCACAACTTTATAGTGTTAATATTAAGGACATGCTTAGGCGTGTCTTTACATTAGTTTTATAAAAACAAAATATAAGTAATTAAGAGGAAGTGAAATAGCATGAGTGAATTTAATTCGGTTGAAGATTTTTATACTCAATTACAAACTAACATTGGTGAAACATTAAGAGACGAAGCAGAAAAAATAAAAGAAATTATTCAAGACTATATGGTTACCGTTATTTATACTTCTTATGCTCCAGAAATATATGAAAGAACCTACGAACTACTTAATTCAATAATTATAGATTATAGAATAAGTGGAAGTGAGTATATTGCTGAAATTAAAATTGATCCACAAATGTTGCAATCTCCATCAAATTCATATAATGAAAATCCTTTGCCAATTACCGAAATAGCCGAATTATTTGCAGAAGGTAGAGGTTATAAAAGAAACGGAAGAAAGATGGATGTGATTGGAGATACATATGAAAATTATGTGGAAGTTGGGAATGCACTAAAAGACATCATAGGCATGTTAAAATCAAAAGGATACGATTTTGAATAAGAAATAATATTAATAATGGATATCTTATATGGTATCCATAAATAAATATTATTAATACAAATAAAATATAAATAAGTATTGACTTTAATTTGAGTTGAGTGTATAGTAAACATTGTAAAGGAAATATAAACCTTTATAAATAAAATATATATAATAAATTTAAATTAAAGGAGAGAAAGAAATGGAACAAAACAAAGTTGTAAGAAACAATATTAATAAGAATGAAAGAATGACTAAAGGAAATGTTTATATTATGGTTAATACAGATACTAGAAATATAAAAATAGGTAAAAGTGCAAATGTAGATGAAAGACTAAAGTCATTAAATGGAGCATATAAAATGCTTGGAGAAAAACCTAGAATTGAATTATTATATTCAGTAAGATGTGAGGATGATTTAAAACTAGAACGTCATTTACATAGACATTTCAAAGATTTTAATGTACAGAATGAATGGTTTAGCATAAATCCTAAAAATGTAATAGATTATATAGAAACATTAGATATGAATGATTTTTGCAAAAAAGAAGAGAAAAATTTTGATTTTAGCAATGGAATAAAATATATTATAGAAGATATAAAATATGAAATATCTATTTTGGAATTCAAATCATATAAACAACAATTATATGTTACGCCTTATTACATTATTGCTTTTTATGAAAAATATTTTAGAAAAAGCAATTTGCTATCAAATATATTAAGTTTAAAAAAATGTTTAGACAATATGAATTATTATAATAGAGATATTTTTTATATTATAAGAAATAATGAGTTTTATATATCTTGCTATTTTTGCGTTTTATATATGAAAATATTTATCAATAAAGAAATGGTTAAAGAATCTTTTATAGAAAAAATATGTAGTGAAATTATTGAAGATTTCAAAGAAGAGATAATAAAAGTAAACTATTATAATGAAATAGATACTCTTATAGAAGTCAATCTAGATGGATATCCAATTGAAGAGTATAAAAGAGCAGAAACCATATTATTACAGTTATTAGGAGACTATTATACATTTCAAGAAGTCCCTATTGATAAATTTAAGAGTGCTGATCTAGAGAGTTTAGTATGTAACATTTGTGAAAATATAAAACTTTCATGCAAATTATAAACAAAATATAAAATAATAACCATAGAACGGATTGAATTTAATGACTAAAATATTTGAGACTAGAATTTTTCAATAAGGTTCTAGTCTTTAAAATTATAATCACCTTTTGTAAAAATTTAACTAACGATTTAAATACATAATATTGTAAATAAGTGGTAACATATTTATAAGATAATACGATTAAAAAGTATTAACTGAATATTATATCCATTATGAATTGTATTTATACATAATGAGATAAAAAATCGTTCGACAAAACTATTGCATATTATGGTAAAAGGTGGTATATTCATGAATATAAAGAGGTATAAAAAAAATATTATTACAAGAAATATCAGAAAAGAAAAAACCATTACAGAACAAATCAATCAAGTTGGAGGTGTTAATATGAATGCTAGAATACAAGAATTACAAAAAAAGTTATCATTAAATATGAATAAAGCAGTATTGTTAGCAGAAAAAAACACTATCAGAAATGAACAAGGATATGTAGTATTACGTAAAGATGATGAGTGGAGAGATGAGGATGAGTGGGAAGAGTAAAAAGAAAGATATACAACCGCAAGAAGTGTGGTATGTTAATTTTCCTTTTGAGGAGAATCCCAACATAAAGAAAAGAAGACCAGTTGTGGTTTTAGGAAAAACAGAAGACAAAGTAACTGTAGCAGGATTAGAAGTAGATGCTTATTTAAGTGTTAAGATTACAAGTCATACTGAACGAAAAGAAGATGAATATGATACAATAATAGTCAAATGGAAAGAAGCTAATTTAAAAAAGGAATCGGTGGCAAGAGTTTCAAAAACGATAATTTTACCTAAAAGTCAATTTATTGATAAAGTTGGAATTGCAGATGATGAAGATTTTGAAAATATACTAACTAAATACATAGAATTAACTGAATCATTCGATGATAGAACTTAGTAAAAGTAATACAATCTTTGCTGAGTTCTTTTTATTATAAAAATATCTTGACCTTATCCGATTTTCGTATAATAATGTTATTATAGAGTTAATTTACTAGTTGTGGTATAATATTCTATAATTAGACATTGTTTAAAGGGGATGAGTTAATGAAGAATATTTTTATAAGAAAATTAATGGCTTTGACTATTGCAACTACAACAGTTTTAGGATTTGGTTCTGTAACTGCACATGCTGAATGGAGACAAGATAATAATGGATGGTGGAATACTGAAGGAAATTCATATTCTACTGGTTGGAAAGATATAAATTCAAAATGGTATTACTTTAATCCAAATGGATATATGAAAACAGGTTGGTTAAGTGATAATGGCAAATGGTATTATTTAAAAGATGATGGTTCAATGGCGGTTAATGAGACTGTAAATGGTCAATATAAAGTAGATAATAATGGAGTATGGATACAAAATACCACTGTGAATTCTAACAATACAAGTACTGTAAATAATTCAGTTTCAAGCACAAGTAATAGTAATAATATGACTAATTTGACTAATAATATTGATAATAGTACAAATACAAATAGTTCGACAAGTTTAAATAACACAGGAAACATAACAAATAATGGAGCTATAAACAATGGACAAATAAATACAACAAACAATGTTGATATTAATGTTGATAACACAAGTAAGGCTAAAGAAGATTATTATAAAGAATTAAAAAAACAACAAAAGAAAAGTAATGAAACATTAAAATTATATTATGAAAATCAATTAGATAGTGCTAAAAGTGATTTAAAACAAGCTCAAACAGATCTAGAAAGAATAAAGACTCAAAAAACTGTTCAGACACTTAAACAACAAGATGATGGTTCTTGGCAATATGTTTATGAAGTAGATCAAGAGAAAGTTAGATATCATGAAAAACAAGTAGATAGTTATCAAAAACTTGTTGATTATTATGAGAAATTAGTAAAACAATATTCTTAAAATAAATATATAAGAAAAAAACGAGTATAATTAACTACTCGTTTTTCTTATATTAGGGATTACATTTCATATTTATAATTTGATATTTATAAGGAGAATTTGTATCAACGATTACAGGAATTTTAAAAGACCAGATTTCGCCACTTTTTAAACTTGTAATATTAGCAATAGGAGTATCTAAAATATCTCCATTATTATTGGTAATTTTAGCTTGTACTTCAACATAAGAACAATTATAACTATTATTATTTTTAATTTTCCCTGTGATATAATAACCATCATTACTTACATTGTGGTTCAATAACTCTAAGCCATTCATAGTAAAACTTTGTGAGTTAGATTTTGGTTGAGTATTAGTTGTAGTTTTGGTATTTGAAGTCTTTGCCCCAATAAAATTTAATAAATATATTTGGTTATAGTTAAGATTTTCAGTATCAAATTTTATTAAACTCTTATTAATAGTTGGTTTCATTCCATTAAATAGTTCAAAATATTTAGCAGGGGAATTCTTTGTGTCAGATGTTTTTTCTAAAACTATATTTAAAACTTTATTATAAAGTAATTGATTGTCATCTAATTTATAATTAGCATCTATATCATTATTACGTAGTAATGTATTACATTCTTTAATGTTGTCATGGTTTAAATTATCAATAAATTCATCTACAATTTTTTTGTCTTTAGTCTTTTTTAATAATTCATCATTTTCAACTTTTTGAAGTTGCTCTTTTTGAATATAATTTAAATTAGATTTAATGCCTAGTACAATTATTATTATAAATATTAAAGATAATATTAAAACTATAATTTTTTGTTTTGAAAGTAAATTTATTTTGAATTTTCTCATATTATTCCTCTCTTTATAAAAATATGTTTGATATCAATATTATAACATATTTTTAGCAGTTTTAGGAAAAATAAAAATTTTATTTTGAAATATGTAAAACTAGCTAATTTTGCTAGTTTTTTCTCAATTCATATAATTTTAATAATTCATTTGATTCATTTAATAAATCATTTAAATCATCATTATTTATAATTAATGATCCAGAATTATCTATATATATTCTTTTCATATGTTGTAAGAAATCTACCAATTGTTTATTATACATTTGTTTCATAACTATATAATATAAAGAATGAAATGCTAAAAGAAATCTAAATGTAAATGGTATATCATCATTTACAGCTTGTAGAGCATTAAGCTCCGATTGTATTTTACTTTTTAAACTATTTAAATTAGCCTTTTTTAAAATATAGTTAACTATTACTTTTAAATTTTCGTTAAGATCATATTCTTTATCTATACGTTTCTGTATTTGATCTAATTCTACATCTAATTCTTTATTTTTAAGGTTTTTTTCGTTGTTTATAATGGTATAATTTCGATCTATACTTATATTCTTTATAGATTCTAAAGTATCTTGGCTTAATAAAGTTTGTTTTATGTTAAAGTTATTATAATTAAAAAGAGTTAATTGTGGTTCAACTTCAAAAATGTCATTTGGAGTTATATCTAATATATTGCATAATTTTTCAAGTATATCGTATTTAATAGATGTAGTCTCGCCTTTAACTAATTTACTTAGATTATTTTGAGCTACACCTATTTCTTTAGATAATGAATAAATTGATATGTTTCTATTATCTAATATTTCTTGTAACTTTACTTTCATTTAAACTACCTCCTTATTTAATTATATTATACTTCAACATACTGTATGTAGCAATAAAAAATATTCAAAATATATGTTGACATACTGTATTTAATGGTATTATAATGTTCACATAAGGTAAGTTAATCCAACTTATCCAAATAAAAATAAGGCAGTAACATGAATGCTACCACCAACTCTCGCAAAGTTAGTATAGCACATTGTTCAGCCTAAATCAAGGGAGATGTGTTAAATGGAAAATGAATTAATGTTATTTAAAGGAAGAAAAGTTGAGGTTTTTGAGTGGAATGGGAAGATTTTATTTAACCCTAAAGATGTTGCAGAATGTTTAGAAATTGCAGATGTAAATAGTAGTATTAGGAATTTTAAGGAAAAGCAAGTAGTTAAGTTAAAAAATTTAGATATGCATGGAATGCATATCTAAAAATTAAATAATGCAGGTGAAAATTTTCTTACTGAATCAGGAGTGTACAAGCTAATTTTTAAATCTAAAAAAGAAGAAGCTGAAGAATTTCAAGATTGGGTAACAGATGAAGTATTACCTTCATTAAGAAAAACAGGAAAATATGAACTACATAACGATAATGAAGAAGAAAATACAAACAAATATTTGAGAATTGAACCAACTAAATTGGAACAAAAAGCTATTGAACTATTTGAAGAACTAAATTCTAAAACAGGTGAATTAGGTGAATATTTTAGGCCTAAGCATAAAACTAAATTGGCTTTTAATAGATTTATTAAAGATTGTCTTGGTGATAATGCTACAAAAGAGAACTGTAAAAAGGCAAAAGATATGTTAATTATGATATTAGGGAATGGAGAATATACAATATATGAAGATATTCCATTAGATAAAATCAGAAATACAAATACTATGACTGTTTTACATGATATCTGTAAAAATATAAATAATTCTATAGCTGGAGGTATTAGATAATGTGTGATTTAACTTATCTTCAAGTATTAGAATTAAATAATAAAAAACGAGAATGTATAAAACTTGGTAAAAGATATGAAAAAGAGAAAATTACATACGATAAAAGCAGTTATTCGGAATATGAAATCAACTTTATTGAGTTCGGTAGATTCTGTGAGTACCATAATTTAAATTCTGGTGATTTAAGTATATATGATAAATATTTAGAATGTGATATGGCAAATTGGAATATTAATCATATCAAATATGAGTCATTAGAAGAAAATCAAATATATGTATTTTTTAATAGGATTAGAACAGGTGTATATAAAGCAATAATCGCAAACGAAATTACGCCAATATTAAATGATGAAAGAAATATTCAATTTTGGGTAAGTGAAGCTTTATATAGATTAAAAAGTTTAGAAATTGGTTATGATACTATTAAAATAATTAAATTAGATGATTCTGAAATCTTCTTTGAAGGGTTAGAAGAAATATCGGAGGGCGAAATTATATTAAGAGAATTCTTAGATAAAAGTTATGATCATATAATTATTAAAGATTCTTTAACTCAAATAGAGTTTAGAGATGAAAATATTAAAGACATTGACCTAGAATTATTAAATAGATGTAAAAATGTAATTAATATAAGAAAAGTTTCAGAAGATAGCGAACATTATAATATGAACTGGGATTGCCTTTTAGTTAGATTTAAGGATCAAGACAAAGAAGAAATTTGGCAACCATGTTAAATTAAAACTTAATATTGAAATTCAAACAAGGATTGTGCTATAATACAAATAAGGAAGCTTAGTGCTGGTAACACTAAGCCTATCTTATGAACGTTTTTGGTTTAAAGTTGTTGAGTAAAATTAGTATGTATTAATTAATGAGTTGGCACTTATCTTTCGTCGGATGGAGTGCCTTTTTCATTTGTCTCAAATGTAAAATTAAATCCAGTAGTATTGAACTTGGTATCAAATTTGCAAGTTTTGCTAAAAGGACTCAATGCTATAACTGCGACTAAACAAATGGTTATAAAACCTAATAAAAGCATAGTATATATAGACATACCCAACACCCCCTTGTTAGTTTGAATTTCAACAACTCTAACTCCCAAGGCTGGATAACGTACAACCCCGTACAATTACTGTCCACCCGTAACAGTGAGGTAATTTACTATATTTATATAGATTTTCGTCTATAGTTTTTTTGGTTAAAACACTTTTCATTTTAATTCATTTTTCAAATCCTTATATCTATATAATACAGTAAGGATATTATACCATATTATTAATTTAAATACAATTATATACAAATATACAATGGAATAATTAACTATTATTTGTTATAATCATCTTATAAGGGGTGATTATAATGAATTTAATAATACTAAAAATAAAATTTTCAATATTGAATCATAAGAAAATAAGTATGATAATTTTCGCTATATTTATTATGATTTTGTCAATTTCATATATTTTATATTTTAATTATGGAATAGGAATGTCTGAAAAGCAAAAAACAACTAGAATAAATGCATTAATAGCTGATAAAAATTATAATAAAGCAAGAGAATTGAATAATATTTATTTTAATGAAAATGATGAAAAAAATAAAGCATTGAATAATCTGTTTGTAGCTACTATAAATTTATGTGAACAGACACAAACAAAAAATCTAGAAGAGGCTACGAATCAATATAATGATGTAAAGAAAAAAGTTGATGCGTTAAAAATAATAAAAGTAGATATTAAAAAAGAAAAATATAATAGTAATTATCATAATATAGAAGTTACAATTCAAAATAATAGTGATAAAAATATTAATTATGTAAAAATAGGATTAGATTTTAAAGATAAAGATGGTAATATTATTCAAAGTGATTGGACTAATGATAGTTCAACAATAAAACCAAATGCAAAACAAACAATTAAAAAAATGGAAAGTAATGATATTAAATATGATACTGTACAAGCAAATATTGAGGAATTTAGATAAAATGTAATAAATAAGAAAACTTTAAGAATCAGTTTAATATCTGGTTCTTTTATTATTTTAAAGGAGAGATGATTTATAATGGCTAAATTAAAAGATAACGATATTAAAAAGAAAATTAGAGCAAAATTCAATGAATATGAGATATATAATCCTGAATTTAATATAGAAATTTATAATAACTTAATTGAACGAATTAAAGAGAATTCTAAGCAAACTGAATTAGAAAACAATGAAGCAGATATTCAAATTGATACAATAAATATCATGAGAGAAATGTTGATTGGACTATCAAATATTGAGGATGAAGATTATTGGAGGAACATTAGTGATTGTGACTTAGACACAATGTTAAATCTAGCAGATGGTGATTTTAAATTGGTTATACAAATGTTAATGGATATAATGTTAGAATTAGCACAAGATATAAGAATTCAAGAGATTAGAAAATTAAATATATTAAAAAACAAATTAAATGAATTTGTTGAAGTATTTAACTTTAACTCAGATATAGATAATCTGTTAGATAAATTTGGATTAGACAGAGAATTGTTTATAAAAATTCAAAATGGTGATACCGATGCAGTTAAAAAGTTTCAAGAAATTATAACAAATAAAATAAATAAACCAAAAAGAAAATATACAAAGAAAATCAACAAGTAAGAGAGCGTTTATTACACTCTCTTTTTTTATTGCAAATAGAAAGGAGAGAAATTAATAAATGGCAGAATATAAGAATAATATAAAAATTGGAATAGCTTTTGATAAACAAAAAGATATACAAGGGCAATTAGATTCTTTAATAAAAAGCTTGAATAACACTAAAATTAATTTAGACATAAACTTAAATAACACTGATTTGGTTAAAAAATTAGAAAATATAACAAAAATGGCTGATAATTTTAAAAGCAGTTTTGGTGGAAACATATCTCTTGGCAATGTAGATCAAGTAATAAATAAGACTATATCAGCTATGGGAAGTCTTAATGGAGAACTATTAAAAACTAATATAAAAACTTTTAACGACATTGTTACTAAAAGCATTTCTACTAATATTGGAGAAGTTACTAGGCAAACAGAAAAATTTATTAACGAAAGTGGGCAACTGCAAAAAATTGGTGAAACAATTACAACAGTAACTGAAAATTCTGAAAGATTTAAACAATCAATGAATGATATTCAAAAAGCTATGTTGTCTTTAGAATCAATGAAACTTAATGGTTTAGTTGATACAAATTCTATTGAAAAATTGAAAACTGATTTAAATACTGTTTTTTCAGAATCTAATAAAGAAAATGGTATTAAATTTTCAGATAATGAACTAAAGAATTATTTAAATCAAGTTAAAGCATTAGAAAATGAAGAAAAAAATTTAAAAGAAATACAAGATATAAATAATAGAGAATTAGAAGCTATGTATAAGCTTCAACAAGATGATTTAAAACAATTACAACAACTAGAACAGCAAAGAGAAAAAGAATTACTACAAGAACAAATGTTGATAGAACGTCAAGCTGAAGCATATAAGCAAATTGATGTTATGAAAGCAAATGGGATTATAAGCAATTCAGATATTGCCAAGCTTGAATCAATGGTACAAAAAGCTAATTCATTAAAAGATATGAATAAAGCTTTGAGTGAAATTATGACAACATCAATGATGAAAGAATCATCTATAGTAACATTATCAAAACAATTAGATGAAGCTCAAGTAAAATTAGATAAAATGAAATCCACTTTTGGTAATAAGTTACCAGATGGATTTATTCAATCAACTGAAAGCCAAATAAACAAGTTAAAAGAAGATCTAACTAAAGTTGATGGTATGAATTTTAATGGCATCAAAAACAGTTTAAATGATATTAATACTGGAATGAAAGTTACAAATAATGAAACTAAAGAATTAGTAAATTCTTTAAAAGAAACTAATAACAATAGTTTCTTTGGTAGTATGAGTAGTTTTCTTGGCAAAATTGGTGTGTTTTATGGAATACAACAAGTAACTCAAGAAATCTCTCAACAGTTAAAAAATGCGGCAAGTTATACTATTGATATGGATAAGTCTATGACCAATATGCAAATGATTACTGGAAAATCAAAATCAGATGTTGGAGATATAGTTAATAATTATAAACAATTAGGTGAACAATTACATACTACTAATTCTGAAATGATGAGGGGCATGGAAGAGGTAACAAGAGCAGGATTTGATGGAAAAGAAGGAGAATCATTAATGTCTGCTTCTATCATGGGTTCTAAGCTTTCTGGTCAAACTACAGAACAAGTTACTCAACAATTAATTGCAATTAAAAATGCGTTTAATATGACTGGTGAACAAATGCAAAATGTTGTAGATATGATGAGCAAGATGGATAATGTTTCAGCAACGTCGTTAGATTTTGACGACTTAGTGGTATAATAGATAAACCACTAATAAAAAATTCTCTCTTATATACGGCGAAAATCCAGAGATGGACAACGCCTTCCAAGATAATTGATTAATTAATAATAAAATATAATGTGTTATTTAAGATAAGAACAATATTCTTGTCTTTTTATTTTGTAGAAAATGGAGGTGTAATATTGAAGATAGGTAATATAAAAGTATATGGAATTATTTATAAAATAACAAATAAAATAAATAACAACATTTACATTGGACAAACTACTAAGAAAAATGGTTTTAATAGTAGATATTGTTGTAAAGGAACTGAAATAGAACGTGTTTATAAATATCATAAAAAGTTAAAAGAATCTAATAATAAATCTTTTAACTCTCATTTATATAACTCTATATTAAAATATGGGTTTGAATCTTTTGAAATAGTAAAAATATTTGATATTGCATTTAGTCAAGATGAATTAAATATAAAAGAAAAATGTTGGATAAATTATTATGATTCATATAAAAATGGATATAATCAAACAATTGGTGGAGAAGGAACTTTTGGCCATAAAGCATTAAAAGGCAAAGAAAATCCAACTTCTAGAAGTGTTATTCAATTAGATTTAAGTGGAAACTATATAAAAACATGGGATTACATGACACAAGCTATCAATGAATTAAATGTAGATAAAGCAAGTATGATAAAGTCTTGTAAAAATAAACATTATTCAGCTAGTGGATTTTTATGGGTGTATGAAGATGAATATGATATCAATAAAACATATAAACATATTCCTAAAAGAAAAAATTCAAAAGAAGTTTATAAATTAGATGAAGACTACAATATTATTGAAAAATATATTAGTTCAAAAGAAGCTTCAAGAATATTAAAAATAAATCATGTATCCATTTCAAGAGTTTGTTCGGGAATGAGAAAAACATATTTGGGATATATTTGGATGAATGTTGAAGATTATAATAAAAAATTTATAAAGACTTCCGAAATTAATTAACACACCATTTCGGATTATTAATTAATCAATTATCGGGAACAACGACTGAGCGAGAGAACTACATTTATTATGTAGATGCAACAGTCTGAACACACGCTATAATCTAAAAATGAAACGTGTGAAAAATGGTCAAGTGTAAAGACACTTTTGGAAGAACCATTTTCGCTATATAATAAATAATTATATAGTCAGTAATCTATTTTAATAGATGAAAGTAACAGAATGTAAAGAAATAGCTTCAGCAATACAAAGAACAGCTTTCTCAGCGCAAGAAGCAGGAACCCCACTTAGCAATCTTATTACATATATAACAACAGTTTCAGAAAAAACTAGAAAATCAGCAGAAACTATAGGTGAAAGTTTTAAAACAATTTACGCACGATATAGTAATATAAAATTGGGTAATCTTGATGAAGATGGTAAAACAATTAACGACACCGAAACGGCCATGAACAGAATCGGGATAGCTATAAGAAATAACAAAGGACAGTTTAAAGAATTTGATACTGTATTACAAGAATTTATGCAAAAATTTAAAAGTGGACAGCTAAGTCAAGTTGACTATCTAGCAGGAATTCAAGCATTAGCCGGAACTAGGCAAAGAGAAACGTTGATGGCATTAATGGAAAATATGGACACATTAAATCAACATCAAAAAGAAGTAGCACAATCGGCTGGTTCTGCTAAAAAAATGATGGATGAAGCATATAATCAATCGTTAGATGCACGTATTCAGGATTTAAAAAGAGCATTTGAAGAATTATATGAAAAAATAACAAATTCAGAACAATTAAAATGGCTAGTTTCAGAATTTACACAATTAATAACTGTATTATCAAATGTAGATGGAAAAACTATAGCTTTTACTGCCACTATTGGTGGATTAGTTTTAGTAATGTCAAAATTGTCAGCATTGAATAAAACTTTACTTGCTGGTGAAGCAGTAACAGGATTAAGTAAATTTATTGGATTGGCAAGTGGAATGACTAAATTAGAAACAGGTGCTACAGGCGTTGCAACAGCATTTGGACTATTGAAAGGTGGAATAGTTAGTGCAACACAAGCATCTATTGCATTCATTAGTAGTTCTTTAGGTTTAGTTATTGCAGGAATTGCAGTTGCTATAGGTGTTGCCATTTCAGCATTTACAAGTTATAAAGAACATCAAGCACAATTAGAACAACAATCAAAGAACTTAAAAGATGCTATTGATGGAGTCAATGAAAGTCTTAAAAATGGAGATACAAAAGGCGCTAGCAAGCAATTGGATAAAGCTAAAGAAGAACAGGTACAATTACAAAAGCTTTATGAAACTAGAAAAAGATTAGAGGGAATGTCTGAAGATCAATTTTATGGTAAAATGGGTGGGGCAGATAAAGCACAATCAATTGCTTTAGTTCAACATCAAATCGATGAATTAACAAATTCTATAAAGGAAAATGGATTAACGGTTAATGAAGAAACTGGAACTATTAAGGAATATGTTGAAGCACAAGAACAAGTCGCAAATGCTAAAACAGTAGATACTATTAAGGAACAGACAAAAGCACAATTAGAAGATAGAATGAATTTAGAAGAAGCTCAGGGGGAATATAATAATTTTATAGGAACTGTTCAAGGGTTATATACAGAATATCAAACTCTATCAGATCAAGAGAGTTTAAGTGCTGATCAAAAGACACGTTTAAGTGAAGTGTGTTCAGAGCTACAATCTAAATTTACAGATTTAAATGTTAGTGTTGATGAAAATGGTGTTGCACATATAAATAATACCCCACTTATAGAAGACAATATTTCTTATCTAACTAGCGAGGG